TGTGATGTACACCTATGTCCATCCAGCTTTGGCTGTGCTAATGCAGGATATTTAATTTTATGTCCTTGTTCACTGAACTTATGTGCAAGAATTGGAAATATGCCACCTTCAATAATGCCATCAATTTTACCTGCTTGTGCATCTTCAATATTACCAACATAACCTTTCTTAAGTTTGCCTTTCCAATCAGATTCTGCTTGTAAAAGTGCTTGTTCGGTTGGTGTTGTAGCGTTTGCTTTTCCAGCATTTTTGCCTTCAAGAACCTGTTCTTGACTTGTTTGAATTTTACCACCAGTTTGTCCAAATTTGGATATCAATATAGCAATATTGCCATCTGATTCAACACTTACTTGCCATTCTTGTATTGCTCCTGTGCTCGTTTTCTTATAGAGCTTTGGTAATTCTTTAATTATTGTCATTATTTTGCGTTTTTAATGTCACCAGTTGTGCTTCTAACACTACCTGCAACTGTTCCACATTTGACATCACCACTCATAGTTTTAACGTTACCAGTAACATCTTTACATTCAATGTCACCCGATTGTGATGTTACTGTCTTAGCATTACCGTTAACAATTATTTTCTGGCAATACTCAGCCGAAACACTATCAACGTCTCCGTCAACAGTAATATTAATAACCTTGGCATCTGGAGTAACGTCTTGACCGTTAATCACCACTTTGTTTCCAGTTACAACTATCGAATTTCCCTGATAGACTGTACCATTAATTGAAATTGAACTCATATGCGTTTTTATATTTTTAATGTTAGCACTTATTATGTTTTCCACTAATTTGGTCATTTTACCAAGAGCATTGTCTTTCATGGATGTATGTTGATTGATGGTACACAATTATTTTTCAGGTATTCATAATACCAGTTTTTAAACATTCTAAGTAAGATATTGTCTCTGAAACCATAAAGACCACAGGAAAAGAAGTCATGTACTTCAATTACAAAAGTTAAGTCATATTTGGCTTCAACACCTACGTCCAAAGTATATGCGATTGGTGCAGACTTATATGCAGCAATCATTTGTTCAATCTTCTGCACATTAGGAAAAACAGTAAAGTCACCACTGTAATTCTGCAACCCAACTAACATTTTGTCATACACAAACGCTCTCCATTCACTGTCGATTGTTCGGTATTGTGAATACTGGTAATTGCCTTTAGGTAATCCCCAATAATGATTCACATCAAACTGAAATGGTTCTGCAAGTCCTTTAATTTTGTCCATTGATTTGACAAACCACTTACCATTAAGATTTTCACCGACCTTTTCATCACCATTAAATAAATGTCTTTGTGTAAAGCCACGTAGTGCTAATTCAGGTGGTACGTTAATCGGCTTCGGTATAACGTTATAGAAGTGATTTAAGAAATCGCTAACAAACTCTACGCTACCAATCGGAATGTACTTTTTGTGATATGGCTTGAATGGCATCGGATAAATATCATCAGGTTCAGGTATTTCATCACTATAGTCAACAAATTTAACAATAACGTTCATACCTTTCTTACCTTTATTATACCAGTTACGAAACCTGATATTTTCAAGTAGTTGAAACGCAAAGTCGTGTCTGACCTCACCACCGATTCTCTGAATTAGGAATTTCATGTGTTTATTTTTTGCAAATGTAAATATTACTTTTGAAACTATCAAGGGTTTGGAATATCTTTATACCCTTTATCTGATACACACCCATAAACCCAATTAATATCCAGATAATCACCGACTTCTCTGAAATAACAAGTTGTTAATTTTCCTTTTTTTGTCACTGGAAATTCAGTAGGAACATGGTCAAGACATGTAACAACAAGACTTCTTTGAGATTGTGGATTTTCAAATTTATCACAGTCAAGCGCATATTCAAGTTGGTCTAAATCAAGCACCGACCTTCTGAATGTACCCTGAAAACCAGTATCAACATTGGTTTCATCTGGATTAATTTTGATATAGGAAGTATTGAGTTCCTGATTGCTCAAATGCCCTTGTCCATGTCTGGTCTGATATGCACGAGTGACATAGAATGTTTGAACAGTTTTTTTATTAGGCTCAATGCCCATGCTTTTAATAATAGCAATAGCATTTTTGGAAGTCGTATTGCTTCGGGTTACATTAGGGAAGAAACCGTAGTCCATATCCAACATAATACCCTGACCACCTTCAAAAATCAAATCACTCCTACCAATACGCATTGCTCCACTGATATTTGAAACTACTTCATATTCACCAACCAGATAATCACACGCTTCGATGAAATTTTTAATGTGTTTAGTAGCCATCAAATCATTATCCCTAAAATAATGATAAGCCATTGCACGAAGTTTTGCATCACGGATACTTGGATATTGTAAATCTCTGACAAATAGGTGATAATGGTCTTCATTACGCTGAATAGTCTTACCGAAACCCACACCAACACTACCATGCATGTTTGTCTTTTCTGCTTCAATGTTTGCAAGTTTATCATATGGCGTAGTCACCATAGCATTTCCATTGTAATAAATTTGCGGATGAATGCCAATGACTTTCAATGCCTGTGCTTCCTTATATACACCAACAGGGTCAACTGTGCAATACTCCGACCAATATGTAGGTGCACCTAAGAGTGTACCAGACCCAAAGTTCGAGAATACATGCCGATTATCACCAACAACAACAGTATGTCCACATTGGTGTCCACCGTTGAATCTTACTACCAATGGATTGGTCGCTTCACCACAAAGATAATTAGTGAACGCTCCTTTACCTTCATCCCCGAACCCAAGTCCGAGCACCACGCTGATTTTCATGTTATTACAAATTTAATTTATACTTCCACTTAAAATTACCTGCTGTTTTTGTTCTACCTTTTAAACAACTACAAATGATTGATTTGTCAAGTTTTAATTCAATACTCGCAATAACACTTCCTTCCCATTCCCTAATAAATTTGCCATTAGTGTCATATTGTAGTATAGGTATTAAAATTCTTTTCCTTTGTTTTTCGATTTCTTCTTTTGTTTTTTTTCTACCCAATTGAGATTTATTGTGTCCAGAAATAAACCTTTTTTTAGATGTAATCATACAAGTAAAAACTTTACCACAGCCACACACACATGTCCTTTCTTCACGTGGAATATAACGTGGACTGTTTTCGCCAGTCTTACGATTACAAACACTGCAATTACAATCTGGTTTATGTCCTCTTTCTTCTTTAGTCTGTCCTAAATGAGCAATAGACATATTATTTCTTGCTCTATCCGTATGCTTAACTCCAAGCGGACTACCCGCAATCCTACATAGATTAAATGTTGGTAGTAATGTATCTATCCAATATTGTTCTCTTGGTATTAAATTTTCTTTAACGTCAACAGCTTCAATTATTTCAAATTTAAATGCTTCCCTACCATATTTATTCCATGAATTTTGTAAGAACGCATTTTTATGTCTATTGTATTTTAATGAATTAATGTGTGCCACTTTTCTATTAGCAAAATTAATTGCCGACCCAATGTAAAAGTCTTGCGTAATTGTGTTTGTTATTTTATAGATTTCCATATAATTAAGGTTTTCTATAAATACTCACCAAAATCAAAACCTAACACAATATTTATTACTTATACGTAAAAACCCGAAAAAAGGTTACAAAAAAAGGGAGATATTTTCATACCCCCCCTTTTATGTAGCATGAAATCGTCACCGAAAACATGCTCCCACCACAGGTTCTTTTATAATTTTATGATGCCTTCGTCTGGTGTAACGATTACTACGTTCTGTACGATTGTAGCAAGTGCTGATGTTACTGAACCAGCAGTTTTTGCATCAAATTTGCTTACAACAGTCTTGATGTCAACGCCATGCTGTACGGCAATAAGTGTTGCGATTGTTGCACAAATTGAATGGTAGTCGTTGAGAATGATAAATCTTTCACCGAGCATTTTCTTCCAGTAATCTAATACTGGTGGATAATCGGTATAGCTACCTTCATTTACATGAATGTGGTACACGTTGTAAAGTCTTTGTGCTTCTTCAAGTAACTGAACGTCAGTTACTGTATCTGCCTGTGCATAGCCGAGCCATTTTTTCAAAAGGTCACCGCTAATGTTGTCCCAACTTTTTTCATCACCAATTGTAATTAAGAAACCTTTTTCATTACGTTTCTCAAAACAGTCGATTGATGTATGTCTTCCACCAATAAGCCAAGCCATAAGATATGACTCCATTACTTGACCACCACCATTACCTTCAACGAAGGTACTTTCAAGCCATTTGGTAAGATTTGCTGCATCTGATTCGAATTGACCAACTTGCAATGGAACTTTGTCAGAAATATGGTCACCGATTGCTCCGAAGAGAACCTGTGGGTGCGCAACACCATTATCAATGATTGTGCTCATAAGAGTACCAAGTTCATTTTTAATGATATTTTCGGGAATACGACCCATACTACCAGTTACATCGAGCCATACCATTACTGCTAACGATTCTGGATGTTCATCACTGTCACGTGATTCCCTGATTTCGATACCTACTGGAAGCATATCGCTTACTGCTGCTGTTGCAAAAATTTCATCAGCATCTTTACTTGCATAAGTAGCACTAATGTGGCTATATGCATCATCTGACCAACTTGGATATCCCATGACTATTCGGTTTTTGATGGTTCATCTGTGCTGCAACCACAATCTTCGCAGTCGCATTTATCACCTGCTTCCATAACAGGTTCTGTGGTTTCGGCAACTGGTGTTGCTTCGGTTGATAGTTCTTCACTCATTTCTTCTAATGATTGAAGACCAGAATAAACAGGATTTCCCATGATTAATTTGATTTAATTGTTAGTATTGATTTTATTTAAATTTATTTACAAATCCAAAGGGCAAAATTTCTTTTCAAAATTTTTGTGTAGTATTTCTCTGTATTTCTGGTATTCATCGAATTTGTTTTCATGCTTTGTTAATAAGAATGTCAAAATGTCTTTGTTGACCAAATTTTTCTTATCCATCTTCAATTTAGTTCCTGCTGCTGACCTATCTCCCAACAAATATATTGCCACTTTCTTACATAGCTCTAAATCAATGTCTGGCGTTGCAACTTTCTTTGTAAAAAGAGTGGTAGGATACCACATTTTGTACTTAGCTGATATTGTTTCGGCTTTCTTGCCTAATTGGGTCATATGGTAGAACGAAATCATTATAATACCGTGAGTTTCAGGTACTACGAAGACAGTTGTGGGGTTCATACCCATATGAGAGTACCCAACCTGCCTTAACCACAGTGTAAACTCGAACATCCTGCTAAACAGCCAGTTAACGTGAATTTGCTCCAAAGTTTGATTGGTAAGTGGAATTGCTCTGTCTTTCAATGTAATGGTCAATTTATATTTTTCTAACAGCATTTTTTCTGGAAGATAGCGATGAAAAGCGACTGACGATTTGTCGGTTAGAGCCATTAATTTCTTATAATTGTTTACCGATTTGGTAAGTAATGCCCTGTTAAGGTCAGTTACATGATACTCAATTCGTTTTTCGAACACTCTGAACACACCTGTTTCATCTGAAAATTCACTACCTTTTTCAATCATGTCTTTATAATGATTGAGTTTTGCCATTGCCTCACTTGCATCAGTAAGTTTACAGGCATCGGGATGAATTAGTTTTGTAAATCTCAGGTATTCTGGCTTCCAGTCCTCTGGAAAAATATCCGAAGGTTTATTTGAAGCTAAAACTTTTTCAACTACTTCTGTATCGGTCATTTTGTTTTTCTTTCAAGCATTAATAAATCCATAAAGTCAATTATGTCATCCATACAATCTTTTTCAAAAACAGTATTTGGTTCAGGAAAAAAACCATACTTTCTCCATTTGGAAAACCATTTAACTTCTCCGAGTTTAAATGTTTCACCTTTAGTGATAACATCGTATTTCTTGGTCTTGCCAGTATTTTCGTAAAGTCGAAAATCAATCCACTTGCTCATTCTTAAAACGTTTTAAAATTTATTACCATTTTTATCAAAAATTAAAAAAGCAAAGCCAAAACCATTACTTACTATACTTTGCCTTTTTAATTCAATCAAACCAATGTTTAAATTGATAGTATATGTTGATTTCAGGTGTCATACTGCTTATACGTAATGTCAGGTAAAAAGGTTACAGTTTTTTAAAAATTTTGTTTCTCCCAATCAATTACAACACCATCAGGCTCAATTTTCATAAACATTTGTATGCTTGCACTAACATTTTCAGGTTCTGCAAATATTCTAATCACACCAGTTTTATTGGCTTCGTCAACGTCAAATGCTATTCTGGCATTGTGTGATTCAACTTCATCAGCAACTTCTTTTGCTCTTTCAAAATCCTCACGCATTAAAGCAAACGCATAGACTGTTATTAGTTCTTCAATCAATAGTTCACTTAAATCTATATTACTATTCACTTCGAACCTTGTGATACTGTCTTCGGTGATAGTAAGTCCAAGTGTTTCCTTGAATTTCTTAACCAAATACCTTTTAAGACTACTTTCCCAATCAACCATTCCCAGACCCTTTCATTAGGTGCTGCCAAACAGCAGTGCAGTACATAATCTGAAACTTACAGTCAGCAATAGGGTCATGTTGAATACCATTTGTATTGAAAACAGCTTTCTTTTTGACTTTAGGTGCAAAAGATACCAGAGTACGTACATCACGTTCATTTCTAAAATTCCAAGGATTACTAAGTTGACATGCATCGTGAGCGTCTTCAAGAATACCAATGTCGAAACGTGCACCATTTCCCCATATCTGTACAGTATCTCTGCCGAGAGAGTCAATGAATGAACGGAACTGCTGTAATGCAACAGCAATACTAACGCCATTACCATCTGCAGCCATTTTACGTGCTTCTTCATTTTGCATGAGCCACCATTCAATTGTGCTACCATTAGCAATTAATCCTCTGTCGAAGCATGATTGCAGGTTGACTTTGACATAAAATTCCCTACCAGTTTCACCACTACTGATGTCAAATTCAACCGCACCAATTGAAATAATAGCTGACTTACTTTTATTGCCCATTGTTTCAAGGTCAAGCATCATGTGACCCAATTGCTTTGGGTGTTCAAACATTGTATCCATTTGTTTTTATTTAGAATTAGGTGTATGTATTTCATCAAGTTCTTTCCACAATTCTGCAAGAACGTCTTGGTTCAATTCAGCTTCATACCATTTAAGTGCCATTTGAAATATTGGCTTACGGTATGCATATTCAGCAACGTATTTTGGGTACATTGAGCTATCATGTGCTTTACTATATGAAGCGTTTGCAGCCATATCATACATCTTATCCAAAATAGCAATGTAGTTTTGAACAGTCTTACCCATAGTAAGTAAGTGTTTCATTAAACGACTTTTTGCTGGTACATCAGTCAATGCTAATACAACATCAGCAACTTCTTTACCGCATACAGCAAAAATGTTGTTATAACTTTCTTTTGTTTCTTCCATTAAATCGTGTCCAAGCGCACCGCCAACACTAACACGAGCATCTTCTGTTTTACGAAAAACACCCATGTATTTCATTGAAAAATCCACAACCATCTGAACATGAACGAAATAGTTCTGTTTATCATACTTGCAGTTTGATTCATCATAGCACTTCTGTGCGTAGGTCGATATTTTGGTTAAATCTGTCATGGCGCAAAAGTAATACAATTAATTTAATTGACAAGTAATTTTTTTTATTATTGCATCAATAAAAAATTTTCATTACTTTTGTTGTCAAAATTGTAACCTTTTTACTACTTCATACGTATAAGAAAGAAAAAAAGAATCATGGCTAAGAAAATAATTAAGACGCTTGAAGAAATTACCAAAGCCAGAATTGATGCAGGTATAGCAGATATGGAACTTAAGCTTAAAGATGGTATTATACCACTTAAGCCAACAAGGTTCTTTGAAATCAATGAACGTGTACGCTTTGGTGCACATAATGAAGTGTATGTCAGGGAAATTTATGCTGATGGACTATTCTATACAATCAAATGTATTGACGTTAAGCGTAGTAGAGATTTACCGCCAGCCAATGAAGTACATGTTATTGAATGGCATGAACTTTACAAGATGAAACCACTAATACCCACTACTTTCAAAAAAGAAGAAAAGTATCGCATAACAATATCAAATTCCAGTATTGATTCATTGCTATCAATGGTATATCATTCAGGAGTTGATTTTGATGTTGACTATCAGAGAGAGCATGTGTGGAAATACGCTGAAAAAATATCATTACTTGACAGCATTTTCAACAATATTGACATCGGTAAGTTCGTGTTTGTGCAACGTAGCATGGGTCATAGTGGTAAACTTTATGAAATTATTGACGGTAAGCAAAGGCTCACCACATTGTGCGAGTTCTATGAAGACAGGTTTCCCTATAACGGATATTTCTTTTCGGAAATTTCAGGTAATGACAGAGGTAAGTTTCTACATTTTGGTATTGCCTATGGGTATCTTGAAAATCCGACAAGAGAAGCCATATTGGAATCATTCATCAAACTCAATACCTGTGGGAAACCTATGTCAACTGAGCACCTTGACCACGTTAAAGCACTCTTAAAAGAAATGGAAGGAAACGCCAATGAATAGTAACAGTGGATTCGATAAGCGCAATACATTTTGTTGGAGAAATTTTGATGGAAAGGACGAATGTGCCGAAGAATTAACACAACTGTATTTATTGGATGACTCATTACAAGCCATACTTGGAGTAATACGATTCAAGTACTTAGGTGAACAAATAATAAAAGGGGTGAAATACCTTTATGTGAACGCAGACAACATCTTTGATGGTGATGCAGACATTGTTCTGGATTCCAGACTGTTATTTACATCAAACATTGAAGCCTTCGCGTATCTATATAGGTACGACTTAATTGAACCACAACCACCGTCATTCGATGATATCAAAGAATTACTGTGTGAGGGATACCCTTGGTGGTGATAATAATAATTGACATGGAATTTAAAAACAAAAAAGAAGCAACATCATTTGTACTGATGAACATTCTTGGAATGCCATTTACTATGATTGCAGTAGTTATTTACACTGGATGGATTGGTTTGATTGTTGAAATAGGTTTGTTCTACATTACCTATCGACTCTGGAAGCACTACGGCAAACATAGTGATGCAAAACTAACATTTAGTCCGAACATTACGTTTGGAAGGAAAAGATTGTTCAATGGAAGTAAACGATAAATTATACCTGTTTCTTGACATTGATGGGGTACTGGCAACAACAGTACAATACTACACTAACAAGAAAAAATGGCATCCTGCCTATGACTGCTATAGGTTTGATGAAAAGTGTGTAAAAATATTCAATGAAGTATTATCTTCCGTTGATTT